CGCAAGAAGGCTATCGACCTAGAGGCTTATTCTTTGCTGGATCAGTACTGCATAGGTCTTAACGAATATTACAAATCACTGCGTAGAGCAGGGTTCACGACTGAAATGGCTTTGGCTATCTTGCTTGAACCTTTAACTTATCCTGCAACGATCCTGCCCACGCCAAACTGGTTGCCAGATCTCCCAAACCGCATCCCTTATGAAGATGATGATGAGGATTAAAATTGAAACGCACCGTAGTTGTGCCCGATCTTCAATGCCCATTTGAGGACTCAGTATTTGTTAGAAATATGTCGTTGTTTATTAAGGCATTTCGCCCCGATGTTGTCGTTACTATCGGAGATGAAATCGACCTTCCCCAAATAAGCCGTTGGCATGAGGGGACAACAGGATGGTACGAGCAGACACTAGCTGCTGACCGAGATCACACAGTCGATGTTCTTTGGTCTTTAACAGAGCACGCCAAGGAAGCTGTAGTAATTCGTTCTAATCATACGGATCGACTTTACAATGTAATTATGAAGAAGATCCCTGCGTTCTTGGCTTTGCCAGAGTTAAAGTTCGAGAAGTTCCTAAAGCTCGATGAGATGGGCATTAAGTATTGGAAAGACCCTTATCCCATCGCTAAAGGCTGGGTTGCTATTCACGGTGATTTAGGAGCGCTTAACCCTAATGCGGGAATGAGCGCCTTGGGGCAAGCCCGCCGCATGGGTCAAAATGTAATTATGGGGCACACGCACAGAGCGGGCAGAAGTGCCCATTCTGAGGCTTCTAACGGCGTTTTAAGACGAGTTCTGCATGGAGTTGAAGTCGGACATGCAATGAACCTCAGACACGCCAAATACGCCTTCACGCCCAACTGGCAGCAAGCCTTTGCCATCGTCACCGAGAACGGCAAGAATGTTCAGGTCGATCTGATCTATGCTGAAAAGGATGGCACATTTCAGGTGCATGGGAAGCGCTATGGGCGGGCTAGATGACTTTCCAGACATTCGGCGCACTATTGACGATGCGATGGATGAGGGAGAATTGTTACCAAACCGTTATCTAAATATGCTGGACTTAGGCTAAGACAGGCGTATTGTTCTCTTTGTGGAAGTCAGAAGGGCTGACGGAAGCTAAGGAGTAAAAATGAGCAAAATGGGTGAGATTTATTTAGACAAATCCATGGACTTTGAGCGCTTGCATGAAACCTCAATGTTGTGGAATGCAGATACTTGGTCTGATCAAGTTGCAGATGGTCGCTTCAAGGGAACCATTAACTTTAATCATGGCTACATTTACTGGTATGAAAACTATGCTTGCTTGATGATGGCTCGATCTATCTTGGAGCAATTTGGTGAGCAGTTCGAGGTTCTGTCCGATGATGCAACTGGTCAGTTTTGCATGACCTCTAGCTTTCAGAGCTTGGAGTGGATCTAATGACTATCTATGAAATTGGCTTCTTAATGATCGGCTGGGTATTTAGCGCAATTATATTTTATTCGCTTGGTGTCGATAGCGGATACAAAGAAGGTCGCAGAGCCTTGCGAAAGTTCTACGAGCAACGCGATAAGGTGAGAGCATGAATGCGAGAGATTACCTTAACGAAGCAAGAGCAACGATCCAAGACCGAGGACTCGATTACGGTCATCCGACAGACAATATGGCAAGAACGGCTGCCCTCTGGTCGAGTTATTTGGAAATACCAATTACTGACTATCAGGTCGCAATGTGTATGGCACTCGTCAAAATAGCGCGAAGTATGGAAACTGCCAAAACAGACACTTATGTCGATCTAGTTGCTTATGCAGCTATAGCAGGACAACTACACACAGAGGAGAACGATCTCTATGTATAAATTAGAAGATTACGAAACCGTTGCAATGTTGAATAAGTGGTTCGTCGAGAACTACCCTATGGGAAGGACTAGCATTGAAATTATTTACCACGATGTTGAAAAAGGCTACATCACATGTAAAGCAGAGGTGTACCGAGATGCTAACGACCCTTTCCCTGCGACTTCTAACATCGCTCATGGGCTTAGGGATCTTTATATCCAAAACATGCGTAGATTTTATGCAGAAGATATTGCTTCGTCAGCTCTTGGCAGAGCAATTACGCTGCTCAAAGGCGGAAACACAGCAACTAGAGATGATATGGAGAAAGTCGGTCAGGTAGCAGGAAGTCCGACTCCGAAACCTTTTGTTGAAAAGTTAGCTGAGAAGATCACAATGCCACTTGAAGATGATCCTTGGACTATCAAAGCGGTTCAGCCAGCTCCTAGCGCGGCTGATGCAGTAGCGCTCGTTCAAGAAGTATTGGGCGCAACCAAGATCGACAAAGATATTCCTCATTGCAAGCATGGTGAACGACTCTGGCGAACTGGCAATAAAAACGGAAAGCCTTGGGCGAATATGAGTTGTCCAGTTACTCCGAAACGACAAGAAACTTGGGCTGATGTCGATAAGTGCGACCCTATTTGGTATGTGATAGATGCCAATGGATCGTGGAAACCTCAAGAGGCACGCGCATGAGCGGCTTACAGTTTATGAACCAAGATGGAGAATGGGAGAACTTCCCATCAGATAGTGAGCTTGCAGAAAAGGCTAAGCATCAAGAGCTGTTAAACAGTCTGCAAGTGAGGATTATCTGCCACCTATGCAATGAGCCTGTTCCAAAAGAAGAACTTGCTTTCTGGATACAGGGAACTATTCTTACTTGGTCATGTAAGAAATGCCACGCAGTTAATGAGTCAAAAGCCTAATGTGGTCTTATTGCCTAACTGCTAGGGAAGAAGCTTTAGCAGTAAAAGTAGGTTATGAACGCCAATTACCATTCTTCGGTGATCCAACTCGGAATATAAATTATTCAGAAGGTGATCTATGGGAGACATGGCAACACGCAGTAGCCGCTGGATCTGAAATAGCTCTTGCTCGTATGTTAGGCAATAAGGACTTCGTTCCGCATGTTAATACTTTCAAATCACGCCAAGATATCGATGGCGTAGCAGAAGTTAGATATACATTCAATGATAAAAGAGGCTTGCGCTTTACTGTTAGAGATGCAGATGAACGCAAATATGTACTTATGACTCAGGGTATAGCTTCTAGAGTTCGGCGTGAACCGCCTGATTTTGTTAGTCCAGCTTACATTGCTGTTGGTTGGTTATATGGCTTTGAGTGTAAAAGTAATCATTGGAACTACAACGACAGCACTTGGTATGTGCCAATGGATCAACTTCACGATATGGACATATTCAATGGCTAGTCAAAGTAGAAAACATCGCGGCTTTCGCACAGAGCGAGTAGTCGCAGAGTATCTGAGGCGCTGGTGGGAAGGCGCTTCGGTAGGTCGAGGTAATGGGCGCGACATTCTCAATGTTCCGTTCGACTGCGAGATCAAAAGTCGCTCAAAACTCGATATAACAGGCACGCTGCGCCAGATCGAAACCAGAACAGCTAAAAGCGGCTTATTGGGGTTCGCTTGCTTTCGGCTAAATGGGCAAGGAGACACAAAGCCAACAGAATATGTGGCAATGCTTCGCTTTGGCGATCTGGTGCAGTTGCTTATAGATGCAGGTTATGAAAACCGTAAGGATGTCGTTCAAGATGCAGACATCATCAGATGTACTGGATGCGGTGAATGGACTGTATCTGGCTATTGTAAATCATGTGAGGATCAGTAATGCCGATTTACGAGTTCGAGTGCACGAATGACCTTTGCGAAAGCAACCTTCGTTATGATAAAGAGCTATCCATGAATGAGCCACATGATGTTGAATGCGGGTTCTGCCATGAACCAATGAAGAAAATTTACAGCTCATTTGGCATAGCGTTTAAGGGGAGTGGTTTCTATTCTACCGACAAGTAACTTACGCAACGCCGCTCTGAGCAGGACTTTTGCAAATGTATTAGGTCGATGGAGTACACTATCGGCTAGAAGCCCTCAAGGCTTCAACTCGCGCCTGAAAGGCGTAGCGCGAGAGTTAGCCGTCGTTATTGGGATATCTCTATCTATAGCAGGAGCTATGAGATCAGAGGCTTCAATAGTGCCAATAAAAGAGCTTGCGAATAAGCAGCTAACAGATAAGCAATACAAATGCCATAACCGCATAATCTACTTAGAGAGTAGATGGAATATAAATGCGATAGGGAACACTAATGGTACTAAACATACTTATGGCTATTACCAGATAAAGAGTGAGGCTGTTAAAGGTAAGCCTTACGATTACCAGTTTTGGATGTTCTGGTATTACACAGCTTCTCGGTATGGAACTACACAGTATGATGAGCCTAACTATTGTGCATCACTAAAACATTTACTAAGACATGGATGGCAGTAATGGCAAAGCGCGGAGATCCTCGATTAACTAGAGACTACAAAGCCTTTAGGTTAAAGGTGTTGGCTAGAGACCAATGGTCATGCTTCTATTGCCAACAACCTGCCACAACAGTTGATCACATCATTCCAGTTAGCCAAGCACCAGACCTCGTGGTTGATTATTCAAACGCTGTAAGCTGCTGCGTATCGTGCAACTCATCGAAAGGATCACGCTCACAGGGGTCTTTTTTGAGGAAGAAGGCTAC